TGCAGATAGGACGACGGATGGTAGTGGTTGCGGCACCGTATTGCAGATAATTGGTGTTAAGAATGAAATAACCCCGTACACGATTGGTGTATGGGTAAATATAAATCAGTTATGGAGCCGTCCCGCGAGGAACTCCTATATAACGCGATCTCGACGCGGGTAACAGACTACCCGCACGACACCGAGGCGATGCGCGACCTGATGGATATCGCGTGGTCGCTGGGTCGTGACGATGAGCTGGGGCACGTGATGGCTCACAGCGTGGGCGAGTTCGCGCAGACCGGCATGGCTCTGGGCGCGCCGACGGCTCGGGTGCTGAGGTCGTTACGGGACGTACTGGGTCGGTCGCTGCTGTTCCGGTCATGGTACGACGTGGACGCGTATTTTCAGTATTTGGAATGGAATCGCGACGTAGAGAAACGGTTTTATTTGCCACGGAGACGGCAGTTGCGTCCACTGATCGACGGGTTGCAGATGGTGCTGGATGATGAGGTGGATATCCTGACGGTGAGTATGCCCCCGGGATCAGGCAAGACGACATCGGGTATATTTTTTATCACGATGCTGATGGGGTTGTTCCCTGAAAAATACAATCTGGTCTCCGCGCACGCCGGCGGTCTGACGCGTTCGATATTTGAGGGTCTGCACCAGATCGTTATGGACGACTACGAATATAACTGGAGAAAGATATTCCCGGGTACGAAAATCGAGAGCGTGTCGTTTAAGGATACGTACATAAATTTGGGCAACACGAAACGGTTTAAGACCGTGACGTGCCGGCCTATAAACGCGTCCCTGACGGGCGCGACCCGGTGTAACGGCGTGTTGTACGCGGACGACTTGGTTTCCGGTATAGAGGAGGCGATGAACCCGGAGCGGTTGACGAATCTGTGGATGAAGTACACGAACGACCTGAAATCGCGTAAGCTCGACGGTTGTAAAGAGATTCACGTCGCGACACGCTGGTCGGTTCATGACGTGGTGGGCCGTGTTCAGCGTCAGTACGACGACGACCAGAGAGCGGCGTTTATTTCGATGCCGGCGCTGGACGAGAACGACGAGTCGCTGTTCGATTACGATTACGGGGTCGGGTTCACGACCGAGTATTTCCACGATATGCGGGCGAACATGGACGAGGTGTCATGGGCGTGCCTGTATATGAACGAACCGATAGAGCGCGAGGGGTTGCTGTACCCGGAGAGCGAGCTGAGGCGGTTCTACGAGCTGCCCGAAGACGAACCGGACGCGATTATAGCGGTATGCGACTCGAAGGACACAGGCGCGGACTACGCTGTACTGCCCGTGGCGTATGTGTACGGGACGGATTATTACATCGCGGATTGCGTGTGCGATAACGGCAGGACGGGTCGGGTTGATGCGAAACTGGTGGATATTCTGGTGCGGCATAAGGTACAGGCGTGCCGGTTCGAGTCGAACAGCGCCGGGGGCAGGGTGGCTGATGACGTGAACCGTAAGGTGCAGGAACGCGGCGGGATCACACATATTACGAAGAAGTTCTCACAGGCGCATAAGGACACGCGGATATACGTTAATTCGCAGTGGGTTAAGAACCACTGTCTGTTTCTGGATCGGTCAGAGATACCGCGCGGGTCGGACTACGCCCGAATGATGCGGTTCCTGACGACGCACACGGCGACCGGGAAGAACACATACGACGACGTGCCCGACGCGATGAGTATGCTGTCGGATTTCGCGCGCCGGATGACGCGGAGCAGCGTGGAGGTGTTTAGGAGTCCGTTTAGGTAGAGATAGCAGATAACAGAACGAATAGAACGCTCCCAGAACGGGGGCGTTTTTTATTTCTGATATTGCAGTCGAACGGTGTTAAACGTGAATAATCCCTCTCAAAAATAGTAGGTGAACAAATGTTCTGACTACGAGGAGGGATCACGCTGTGCCGGATACAGGAGTGCCTGAGACAACTGAAAATACGATCTCAGTGGCCGAGCTTACGGTACGCGACACAATCACAAACGGCCGGAAGGTGATCTACACGAGCGAGAGCGAGATCACCGCGGATAACGTTGTGGACGTGTTGCGATATGCCGACAGCTGGCATCAGTTGAACGTGGCCGATATCGACTGGCTGTACGCCTACTGGCACGGGAAACAGCCGATCCTGTACCGCGAGAAAGAGATTCGTCCCGAGATTAAAAACACGGTCGTTGAGAACCACGCGTACTCGATTGTGTCGTTCTATTCCGGGTATGTGTTCGCCGATCCGATCCAGTACGTAAGGCGCGCCGCCGTGACCTCTGATGACGTGGACGGCGAGAAAGCCGATGCGGTATCGCTGAACATCGGCATCCTAAACGAATATATGTTCGCGGAGGACAAAACAGCCGTCGATAAAGAAGTTGGTGACTGGGCGCTCGTATGCGGGGTCGGCGTTAAAGGGATTCTAGCCGATGGCGATGCGGGCGAGGATAAGGATGACTCGCCGTTCGAGATTCAGGCATTAGACCCGCGTTTGGCGTTCGTCGTGTACAGCCGCAGGTTCGGGAACCGCCCGATGCTGGGCGTGCAGATTATCCCGGTTGACGGGAAACCGTCGATTTACGCGTGCTGGACGGAGCGTGAGTATTTCGAGATTCAGGGCTGGGCGATTCGGAGCCGGAAAGAGCATACATACGGCGAGATTCCGGTCGTGGAATACCCGCTGAACAGTGAGCGGATCGGCGTGTTCCAGCCTGTATTGCCGTTGCTGAACGCGATTAACAACGTGCAGAGCAACCGTCTGGACGGTATCGAGCAGTTTATCCAGTCGTTTACGAAGTTCATCAACGTGGATATCGACGAAAACGAATTTGAGTCACTGAGGCGACTCGGTGCGATCAAGGTGTTCTCGGACGATTCGGTTGGGAAAGCCGATGTGGATATCGTGTCGAGTGAGCTGAATCAGGAGCAGACGCAGACGCTCGTCGATCATCTGGTGCAGCAGGTGCATAACCTCGTTGGGATACCGGACAGAGGGTTCGGGAAGCGCACGACGGGCGACACAGGTCAGGCCGTGATGTTGCGCGACGGCTGGAGTGACGCTGAGACGCGCGCTAAGGGGTACGAGCTGATGTTCAAGCGGGCGGAGAAACAGTTCATCCGTATCGCGTTGAACATTATGAGCGACGTGCGTGGCGTCGAGCTGAGACCGTCGAATATCGATATTAAATTCACGCGGAACAGGTCAGATAACCTCCTCGTTAAAACACAAGGCTTGCAGAACATGCTTGAGGCCGGCGTACACCCGCACATTTCGTTCGGGCTGTGCGGTCTGTTCAGCGACCCGGAGCAAGCGTACCTCGATTCAGAGGAATACCTAGAGAAATGGAAAACGGTCGAGAGGCCGGAAATAGACGACGAACTGAACCCCGACGCGGGCGATAACACGACGGTCGAGGAAGGGCGCGTCCGCACATCGGTACGTGCGCGTCAGGTCGTGTCACACAGGGCTAAAGGCGGCGTCGTTACACGACACGCTGAGCAATAAACAGGGGACGGTCTGGTAGCTGAGAGCGAGACCGTTACACGCAGGCAGAGAAGCCTTAAATCGCACACAGAAACGGACAGAGAAGTCCTAAATCGCACACACAGGCAGAGAAGCCTCACAAAACGCAAGGAGAAGAAACATGAGCACTGAATCGGTATTGAAAGGGTTATTGGGCGACCAATACCAAGAGGGAATGACGCTGGAACAGGTCGAGGAAGCGTTGGCCGGGCGAGAGATCGTCGATAAGGCGACGCTGCCGAAGTCGGTCAAGAAGGAGCTGTTCGACAAGACGGCATCCGACCTCGCAGACGCGAAGAAGCGCGTGAAGGAACTCGAAGACGCGCAACTGACGGACGAGCAGCGTGTACAGCGCGAACTTGAAAAGCGCGATGAACAGATCGCTGAGCTCCGCCGTAACGCGATGAAGCTGTCGGCACGCGAGAAATTGGCGAAGGCCGGGTACGAGAGCGACGAGTTTGTGGATGCGTTGGTAGAGCAGTTGAGCGTAGACGACCCGAACGCACTGAGCGGATTGGTTGATTCGCTGATCGGCGTGATTAAGAACGCTGAGGACGCGAAGGAGCGCGAGGTGCTGGCTGATCGGATGAAGAGCAACCCGAAACCGCC